GAGCTATTAGCTGAACAAGGGAAAACGGGGCTAGCATATCAAGAGGAACAAGAAGCCGCTAAGAAAGCCGCTGAAGAGCGCGAAAAAGCTGATAAAGCCGCACTCAAAGCTGCCAAAGAATTAGGAGCCGCCTATGTCAGCAACACAGCCCTTAGCGGTCTTAAGCTTAAAGCCAATGAAGCTATCGCTGGCGGCAAAGTGCGTGGCTATACAGCTGAATTTGCCGAGGTCACGCAATCGTTACTTGGCAATAACCTTAAATATTTCAGCGCTTTTAATGATACTTATCACAAGGGGACTAATAGCAAACACGCATCAGGACAGGCATTTGATGTCGTACTAAAGAATGCCAATCAAGCCGCATCAGCTGCTGCTATCATCAAAAAAGCCGCCGCTCAATACGGCTATAGCGTCAAAGTATTAAATGAATATGCGAAACCATCTAAAAACGCCACTGGCGGTCATTTACATGTGTCTGTTTATGGTCAAAAGGCTACAAAAGATGGTGGTGCGGATATTCAATATATTAAACAGCAAAATAATATGTTGGCGCAAGAACAACAGCGAGCCGCAGCTGAGCAGTTAAGAATACTTGAGCAACAAGCAAAGGACCGCACATCTATTCGATTAGAGTATGCCAACGAAGCTACTCGTATTGAAATACAGCTTGCTGACAAGATTGATAAGATAAATGCCAGTGGCTTTAACGAAGACGAACGAGTCGCTTTTGTTGAAGATGCCAAGCAACGTGCCGCCATCGAATTGGCAAATTACCAAGACACTCAAGCCAAAAAACTGACTGCACTTGGCGACTTTGCTCGCTCTGAGCGCGATATCATTGTCCAGAACGCTGCCGAGCAAGCGACAGCGGTATTACGAGACCTTGAATTTAGTGACGATGCTCGACAACAGGCTTTAGATTTTATCAAGCAAAAAGCAGTCTATGAGCTCAATTTGCTTGATTTGAATCATGACCGCGAGATGCAATACGCTCAGCAAGCGCAACAAACTGACGTAGAGCTCATTCGCAATCAGTATGCCCTTGAGCGCCGCGAAATCCAATTAACAGTTAAGATGGATGAAGAGCTGCGCAAAGCTAAAATTGACGCGCTGAATCAAGCTGAACAACTGGCACTTGATGAACGTCGTTATGCGTTTGAGAGCGAACTGCGCCAACTAACCAGTATTGGCCAATCAGATTTGGCTGCCCTGCGCCAATCTTATGCAGAGCAACGCCGTGCGCTTGATATGCGTACTGATATCAATGACTCGCAAAAGTCTGACTTACGCAATGCAATGGCTGGTGCTCAGATATATGACACCAATCAGCTGCAAAAAAATGCGCGTGATGGATTTAATGCTCAGCAAGCAGACATGGGCGGATATAGCGAAAACTATGCGCTAGAACAGCAATTAGCAGCTCGTTTGGAAGTTATTAAAACCGCTTTTGATGCAGAGGTTGTCACCAAGCAGCAGGCTTTAGATGCAGAGCTTGAAGCGCAGCGCCAACATGAGACTGCAATGTCACAACTGCGAGTTGGTCAAGCGCAAGATATCGCAGGCAGCCTATCTTCTATTGCTAAAGATATGTTTGGTGAACAATCAAAAGTTCACCGAGCTATGTTTATCGGCGAAAAGATACTTGCTGTTAGTCGGTCAGTTATGAACATCCAAGTTGCTATGTCATCCGCCGCAGCATCACTACCCTTCCCTGCCAATCTTGGCGCGATGTTAACGGTTGCATCCAACGTCGCTGGTATTGTTAGCACGATCTCAAGTCTAAAACCACCGCCAGTACAGGGTCAGGCGCATGACGGTCTTGATTACGTGCCCAAAGAAGGCACATGGATGCTTGATGAAGGCGAACGAGTCGTTAAACCTGCTGATAATCGCAAGCTAACTGATTTCTTGAATTCAAAACCAACTCAAGCTTCAGCGCCTCAAGCACCAGTCATCAATATGACCATCGAAAATCATGCAGGTGTACCGGTATCGCATCGCGTAGATGATGATGGCCGTATTCGTGTGATTGTTGGCCAAGAGCTTAACAAGCAGCTGCCACAGCACGTCAATAATGAGTATAGCCAATTTAATAAGGCCCTAAAAAACAACTATCACCTACAGCGTAATTTGGGATAACACAATGACTGAAATGCCCAAGCTCATGCTAAAACCGCAGCGCGATGGTTATAACTTTAGCCTTGCGCGTAGCGTGACCAGTACTGAGACTATTGTTGGCTTACCTCGTGAGCGCAAAGACAGCGTGGGTAAAGTCCATCGCCCTAATGTCACTTATAAATGCACCCGTGCACAGTGGAGTTACTTCCTGAAGTTTATGCGCGCCTACGAAGGCTTGCCATTTTTGGCATACCTACTACTCGATGATATTGACCACCAATGGTACGAATGCCGTATCGTTGGTGATGCCCTACCCGTACAAACGCTTGGCGACCAAATATTTACCGTACAGTTATCACTGGTCGCCAAGCCCATTAAATATGATGTTGAAGCCGACCTTACCTTTTTAGAAATCTACAAGATGACAGACGGCCAAGTCGAGCGATATTTCAATCTACTCGCAAAGCTAGTCAATGAAGATCTGCCAGCTGCTTTTGGAGGTTTGTAATTTGCTATCATACTTAGATTTAATAAGAGGTTGCTATGACTAAGTCAAAAACGATAAATAAGCATCTAGTTAATTTACGTGCCAAAATTAATCTGATAAATCAGAGTGGTAGTGACGAACATAAAGCGCGTATTAGTAAGCTATATGATAAAGCCGAACAGGCCTTAATTAGCTTAGGTAATTCATCGGCGGCTGAGTGTGTAAAACATCACGCGCTACAGCAGATTGATGATCAAGTCGGCATAGGTATTTATAACTCATTAGCACTTAACGACCGAGAAACTGGAAAGGTTAAAACACCCGGTCAAATTTACACTTTAGACTGATTTTTTAACCGTAAATAAAATCCTACGCCCGCTACCAAGCGGGCTTTTTAGTGTCAAAAATAAGGTAGCGCCATGGCCAGTATAAAAGAAATGGAGTATTGGCTGCGCGGTCGCCATGATGACGTGCGCCTTGAGTGCATCGAAATCAAACATCCATCATTCAGCCGTGACTATCGTTTTGTACGCAATCACGCAGATGGGGTGCGTGTAAAACATGAAGATGGCCGTTACCGTGACTATGAACCATTGCCATTGACCATCAAGGCCGCCAAAGCCGCTGACGACTTACAGCAAAGCTTTACTATTGGCATTGGCGATGTCGGTGAGATTATGCCGTATGAGATTGACCGCTTACGACGCGGCGCTCATTCAACCGTCAGACCGACTTTAAATTACCGGGTGTATTTAACCAGTGATTTAACGGAGCCCATGACCAGCGTGCGTGGCTTAGAGATAACCGACAACCAACCTCAAAAGCGCGGCGCTGTTTTCTCCTGCCAAGCCAAGCAGCTCAATAAAACCAGTACTGGCATAATTTTTACCATCGACTTGTTTAAGTCACTGCGAGGATTTTAACCCATGCTTGATTTAACTAAATACGACAGTAAGCGTTATGACGATGACCTTTATAACTGCTTGCATTTCGCCGTTGATATTTACCGCGACATTACTGGTTGTGATATGGGCGTCTATGTTGACGACCTAATGACGGGACGTACCAAGCGTAAGGTGAATACGGCAAAGCTTAAAGAATTTGCGCAGCTTGATAATCCTATCGACCCATGCCTAGCTTTGATGCATGGCAAGGAGCTGCACGCCGGTATTTACCACCAAGCCAAAATCATACACATGACTGAATCGGGACCGCAGTGCGTACCACCGCATATCGCCACGCTGAAACACGGACGGATAAAATATTATGCACTCTAATATCGAACTGATCGTTGTCCGCAATCCTATGGCTTATGCCTGCGACAACTCCGACTGCAAAATCGTACGCGGTGAAGATTTGTTTGAGCTTGTCACTGGCATTTACCCAAAGGGCATGCCACCAAACACTTACTGGTATCATGGAAAATGGGATACAGATTGCGATGTAACACCTGAAAAAGCCGAGGATATCATCGCTTTAAATGATCAAGGCGGCTCGTTTTATATCGTCACTTATCCTGCGGGCCCTGAAACGTGGATACCAATATTAGTATCGGCGTTTATCACCGTCGCCGCCGTCTTATTGATGCCGATGCCGGTTGTCCCTACTAGCGCCGCCAATGCCCCACCAAGCCCAAACAATGCTTTGGCACAGCGCACCAACCGTCAGCGCCAAGGCGGACGTATTGCTGATATTTATGGAGAGGTATGGTCGGTACCAGATTTGGTCGCCGTGCCTTATAGCGTTTATATCGACAATCGCGAAGTCGAGTTTAGCTATATGGTAATAGGTCGCGGGTGGTATTTGGTTAAAGAAGCGCTCGACGATACCACGCCTATCAGTCAAGTGTTTGGCAGTAGCGTCATGGTGTTTGACCCTGATAAAACTCTGAACGATGAGCCAAGCTTTCTATTTGGTTCTGCATTCTCGCCCGATGAAGCAGCATTTAGCCGCCTGGCCGTAAAACGTTATACATCGGTGAATGGCCAAGTGTTGATTGCGCCAAATGCATATTTAAAAGATATAAGCTTAATCTTTAGAAATCCAAATATCATAGAAACTGACGACCAAATAAGCTTTATAGACCGCTATAAAGCAGGTGACTTGTTGTTGGTTGAAGGAGCAAATAATCTAAAATCAGGCAACAATATTACAGAAGGCATAGATCCTGATATTCAGGAAGTTACTTACAACCTTAGCGGGCAATATGTCATTGGCAGCGTGACCGAAAAACAGTTGTTTCTGACTAACCCATCAGCCACGAATGCAGACTGGGATAAATTAAGCGCAAACACTGACTTCACTATCGCGACTGATGCCGTAACACTTTCAACCGAAGCCAAGCCTTTATGGCAGGGCTATCATTACACAAGCCTAAAAGACCATGACGGCGCTTATGTGAATATCGTGGCCCAGTCGCTCTACCAAACCGGTAAGAATGGCGATTGGGTGGGGCTACGCATTTACTGTGAGATTGAGAGTGAGATTGTAGACAATACCAATAATCCCGTGCCTGGCACCCTGCACTCACAGATATTCACTATATCTTCACCAGATGCTGATAAATATGGTTGGCGCGCGCAGCCTGGCGGCCATGATGAAAGCTCAAGGTACACTAAAGATGACAAAATAAGAGCAAGCGCCGCCGTTACCGTAAAAATTGAAAATCCAAATTTCTCGGTTGGCAAGCGAATGCGTTTTCGAGTTGCCAGGAAATCGAACGTCATAACCAGTAATGTTGGCTCAGTCATCGATGAAATTAAGATTAAAGACTTTTATGGCACAAGGTTAATGACAGCCGATGATAGTCCGCTAGGGCTTACCAAGATATACAGTAAAACACTGGCCACCGAGGGCGCACTGTCAATTAAAGAGCGCAAGCTTACGGTACTGGCGCAGCGCCTTGAGCGCGATTGGCAAAATAACGATGCGCTTATACCCTCTAAGCGTATCGATGATGTTATCTATGACATTGCCACCGATCCTGTGACTAGCAACATGACTGCTAACGATTTGGATATGGTGCAAATCAAAGCGGAAGTGGATGCGCAAATCGCTTATTTTGGCACTGACTTGTGTGCTCAGTTTTGCGGGACGTTTGATAGTAAAGACATCACTACAGAAGAGATGATACAGACCGTCGCGATGGCGGGTTTCTTTACCGCTTATCGTATCAATAACAAAGTCTGTCTGCACTTTGAGCGACCTGAAGCTTACCCAGTTGCTACTTTTAACAGCCATAGCATCACGCCTGACAGCTTTGAATACAGTGAGTCGTTCGGTCCACGCAATGATTATGATGGCATTGAAGTCACCTACACCGACCCCGTCGATGATGCCAAAGTAACGCTGTGTTATCCGGAAGATGGCTCAGCCACCAATCCTGATACCAAAAATAAGGATTTGGTTGGGGTGCGTAATAAAGTGCAAGCACACATGCACATGATGCGCCGGCATTGGAAAAATCAACATGCCTACAAAACTTGTTCATTCACGGCCGCTGATGAATCAGGCATTGTGCTGCCAACCAATCAAATCAATGTTGCCGACCAATATCGCGCTGATACCCAGCAAGGGGCTGTCGAAGCCTTGCAAGTGAATGGCATCGGTCAAGTCGTTCTGACGCTAAGTGATAGTGTTGATTTTGGCGGTAAAGCGGAAGGTACTGTATTTGTCCAAACTGTGGCCGGTATCGTTGACAATATCCGCTGTACGCCAAGTACCAATCCACGTGAAGTGATATTAACCCGCGCGCCATCACAACCCATCAGTACCTCTTGGGATGCAGTGGTGCGTGCTACGTATCAGTTGGTATTGCATGATGATCTTGATCGCGATAACTATATCGTGACAACCAAAGACCCTGGCGACAATCCAATGTCACATCGGTTGTCGTGTATCAACTATACGGACAAGTACTACCCAAACGACAAAGACTTTATAAACGGCCTAATCACCTAAATTCATATAAACAATCACTCAAAGCCTCGCATATGCGGGGCATTTTTATGGGGAAAAGAAATGTCGAATAGTTTTGTGCAAACGATTTTAGATGCCGAGATTGATGCGAAATCATTATCAGAGTTTGTTTTTAAGCCAGCGGAATCTATGGTGCAGCGCCGACTAGCGCCGCCCATCAACACACTGCAATACTACATTGACATGCTAGAGAATATAAGCATAGGCGGTGAGTTTAATAGCGCAAAAATAGCGTCTTTAACCGTCACCACTGGCGCTGCAGGGACAAGTGCGTCAGTGGCGACATTCGGAACGCCTAGCAATAGAATTTTCGAGCTGACCATCCCTCGTGGTGATACGGGGGCTAAAGGCGAACCCGGCAAGGATGGGGCTGACGGCTCATTTACGCAAAAAGCATATGTCACTGAAGCTGCAATGATTGCAGATAAAGTAAATATACCCGCAAACACTAGCGTCACAGTCACCAACGATCCAACTAGCACAAAAAACGGTATGTATGCTTATGACGGCGTTAAATTCACTAAGTCAGAATACGACCCAGTAAGTTTAGCAAACACCAAGCGATTGCTTGGCGAAAATGAAACTATGCTGGTATGGTTGATAGACCCATACTATGAAAAAGGCCACAAGTCGCTTTATGTCAAACCCAGCACGTACACAACTGCTGGAGGGACTAAGACGCAGAACTGCCTTTATCTCAGAGACAAAAGGTATGGTAAAAAGGAAATCACCATTACTGATTTTTACGCCTCATTAGCTGAAACAGCGCCCAAAGTGGTTTCACCAAAAGGCGTACCTGATTGCGTAGAGTTAAAAGAAGCAACAGCGATTTTGTACAATCCGTTTACAAACACCATTCGTCACGCTGATAGAGAGCTTATAACACCCGAGGAGGTCTTTCTTGTAGCAAATAATATAGAACAAGTTGGCAGGTGCATAGAAGAACCTGTGATACTGTCGAAACTAAATGCTCTAAAGATGGAGCAGCCACTAATCGCCGAGCATCAGCTTCATGGCAGTATAAAATCTATTGCTCACAGAGGGTTTAGTCTTACCGCACCCGAAAACACTTTACCTGCTTACATACTTGCGAAAAAAAAGGGGTTTGCTTATGTGGAAACTGATATTGAGTTTACATCTGATAACGTGCCCGTGTTGTTGCATGACGCAACCATAAATCGCACGAGTAACGGTACGGGACGTATTGGCGACATGACGCTTGCCGCCGCAAAAACCTATGATTTCGGTGGTTGGAAAAACTCCGTGTATGCAGGGGCGAAAATACCGACTTTAGAGGAGTTTTTACAGTTATGCCATCGGCAATCGCTGCATCCGTATCTGGAAATCAAAAGCGGCGCAACGGCGACATCGGAACGTGTGCAAATTATTATTGATACGGTCGCTAAAACCGGAATGAGAGGCAGAGTAAGTTATATATGCTTTCAGCTTAATGTTTTGAGCATGATAAAGGGCATAGACCCTAGTGCGCGGTTGGGGTATGTCGTAAGTACGATGACTCAAACCACTACTAATGATATCGCTGCACTCAAAACCCCAGAAAATACAGTATTTATTGATGCTAAGTATACCAGCATTACGGGGTCGCAAGCACAGTACGCGCACAGTAAGGATGTACCTATAGAGTCTTGGACTGTTGCTACTAACTCAGAGGTAGTGCGACTTGCTAATTTAGGGGTTTCAGGCATAACGTCAGACGGACTAGATGTGCAATCTGCACTTAACGCTGTTGATAATATCTAATTATTGTGACAGATGCTTAAAATTACCTAAAATTTCGAGGAGGAGTTATGCAGCAAAGCCTAGCTGTATTTACAACAGCAAAACTACTTGCGCTATCAGCGATGGGCGCTGCTGCTAGCGCCGCAAGTGCAGCAAATGCAGCAAGTCTCAGTATGCAGCTCAACGAGCCGTATCTATTTTTTTATCTACAGCTGCCGCTTTGGTTTCTTTTCATCACGATGATCGTGCTCACGTTTGTGGGTGCATTTTTATCATTAACGACTGACTATATGCGCGCACGCGGTACCACCGCGAGTAAGCTTACGACCGCAATTGCGGTTGGTTTTGTTATCTCGTTTGTTGTGCTGCCTACAATCACTTCCGAGCCAAACCCAGCTCTTATGATGCTAACAGCAGTTACAGCCGCTTTTAGCGGTACGACCCTGGTGTATTTAGCAGGCAGATTGATTGGCAATAAACAGCTACAAGATGCAGTCATCGATTTGATTGTGCAGCGTAGCATTAAATTCTTGGGTGCCGCTTTAGATTTACTTTCTGAGCATACGTTAAAGCTCTTTGGCGCAATCTTAGTCGGTATTGTCGCGTCGTTTGTTATGCTGCCGCCATTAAATGAAGGTATTGATGCTCAAGTGACATTGAGTGCCGACTATACGGAGGTGTTCGATGTTTAATATAGTTAATCATGCAATACCGATCTTCGGATTGGTACTATGTATCATTGTCACTCTAATAAAGAAAATTAACACCCGAGGCGCTATTTGTACCGCAAAATTGCATCTTTATGCGGTCGGCTGGTTGGTGTTGGTGTGGGCAGATTGGGGCAGCGACTATGCGCCAACTTTTGCGATAACGCTTTTCAGTTTAATCATGCTGATTAACAATTTGCTTTATGTGAAGCAGCTTACAATCCCTCGGCCAATCAAGTTTAAGACACTTTGGCCGCCAAAATTTAAACATTGATTCCACCACTCTATTGAGTGGTTTTTTTACATCTAAAATAAGGTAGAGATTATGAGCGTATTCGACACAATTTTTGAACGACTGATGTTGCATGAAGGCGGTTACGTCAATCACCCTAGCGACCCTGGGGGTGAAACGATGTGGGGAGTGACTAAGCGAGTAGCGCAGGCGCATGGTTATTGGGGTGATATGCGTAAGCTACCAAAGTCGCTAGCAAAAGAGATTACCGAGAAGTCATATTATAAAGCAGTGAAGGGCGATCAGTTAGATAGGCTAATTGCGTGGCAGTTAACAGATGCTGCATATAATCACGGCAACCGCCAAGCCGTTAAATTTTTACAACGAGCAGTTGGCTCAAGTGCTGATGGTTTGATTGGCCCACGTACATTGGCGGCAGTCGCTGCAATGGATAAGAATGATGTGGTATTCTTATTCAATGCTGAGCGTATTGAGTTTTATACCGGGCTGCGCGGATGGATTAGTTTTGGCAAAGGTTGGGCACGTCGTGTTGCAGGTAATTTAAGATTTGCAGCTGCAGATAATTAATCTTGATATACTCTCGTCAAAACTACTAAAACTTAAATAAGGTATCTAATATTCATATAGCGGTAATATATAGGCTCTAATATTGCTCATATATTAAATTTATGAGCGAGAGATATTATGTCTTTATCAGGTGTAAGAATATCTATCCAAGGTTATGAGAATGAGATTGTGAATTCATTTGATGTGGACTATGGCTTACTAGCTTATTATGCAGCCGTGATTCTTAATTATGACTACGATTATTTGTGTCATAATTCTCTAAATAGAATTTTAAACAATGTAATTGAACAATATCACTTATACACTAAAGATAGCATCGAGCAATTTTTAGTTGAAAAGTGTAGTTAATATTAAGCTTTCCAGAGGAAGGTTATGAGCGATATGGGTATATCTCTGACATGATTCTTGACATACTCTTATCAAACGCTATCACATCTAATCACATTGAATAATCGTAAGTCATTGATATTATTAAGAGTGAATTTGATAGCGTGTGATAGTGTTTGATGTAATCGGGTTCAACTCCCGCCATCGCTGGGAATCATATCACACTGAATCTGAGATTATTCATGACGCAGTTTTTGACGCAGTCTATATCAAGTCAGTTTAAATCAATCAAAGATGTTTTTTATAAATATATGATTTAATTGTATTTATTTTTAACTGATTTATATTAATCTATATCAAAAAGAGTTCGAGTATCTCACACCCCTACTCGCACTCTTGGCACAAATTTTGGCACAGATTTCACAACAACCATTGCATTGTATTGCACGTTAAATATTTAAGCCCTTGTGTTTACTACGTTTAGTAGTGCAATATAATACTATTACGCGCGTTGTACAGGTTCAAATCCTGCCGTTCCGACCAAACATAGTAGTTAAACAAAAAAGCCAACCATTGATATCACTGGTTGGCTTTTTTTATGCTCATTATTCTTCATAAAGTATTACAAAGACGCTTTAGTAATCGTACTTAGCGCTTCGTTAATGATAAATACTTTAGATTTGATGTCTTTAAAACCAAATGAAGTCAATCTTTGGGTATGCTTTTCTAAATATCTGTTGGCATCGTCCAAATTATCGAACACATAAATACCGCCTGCTTCTTGCGTTGCTTCGTTTTCTGTCCATAGCTTATAGACCAAACCGTTTTCGGTTGCAATATCTTCAGCCAGCTCTTTCATGGCATCAAAAAACGCACTACCAAAAGGACCGCTATAAGGAAAGTCGATTTGCAAAAGGTACTTCATAATTTAGTCCTCTGTATTACTGAAAGGTTGCTAATAATATATTCTGCCAGATGACTACAATCTTAACATATTACGATTCTCTATAGACTTTTAGTAAGCAAGTCGCTAGGGTAAATACTTTATATTTACTCTGGTTTGTCCTATGTCTGAGCTTACGCCGCGCCTTGATAGCTATGCACCTTGGAAAGCTTATCGGCGACCTTTTGTACGTGATTTGGCGTATGTGCTCGCCTGCCCTAACGTCTTGACGACGTGGTTGGATTTCGCACCGCATCAAACTACCCACAAAGTTGCAATACATAGCGCAGACTTTTGGCAACAGCAATTTGAAGCTTATAAGCCGCGTTTAAAAGAGTTGGATACCACCAATGACTATCAGGCATTAACCCGCTATTTATTAAAACGTCCTAGCCCCAATCGCTTGGGTTTTCACTTTGAAGGATTGTTATCGT